TATTTTTCTCTAATTCGGCCATAGATTTTATACATTGATACTGTACCTTTTTCTTTGTATCACGCATTGCAACCCTCTTACCCTTCAGGCATTCTGACATAGACGGCTGTATTCTATGTTCCTTAATTTCTCCGTTGACAATCATAAGTAGGGCTATAATTAACTCGGGCATTAATGTGTACCTCCATTTTTATTTGCTCTAACTTTATCTTTTAGAGTCTCAACATCTTCTAAAAGCTTATCGGTTTGTTTTTGTAAAAACGATATATTTACTTTATTATTCATCATATCTTCAATTCTTTTTTCAATCATCTCTACAGATTTATATAAATCCTCGATTAAAAATATCTGCTCCTGATCGACCGGCACTTGTTCACTTTTTTTAAGCAAGTCATTTTGAAATAATTCTCTTGATGTCTCTAACGATACTAATCTTGAAGTGAGCTCCGTATAACCGAGCACGCCCATTCCGACGAGAATAATTAGACTAGCAACCGTTTTCATCGGCATCTGTACAGCCGCTGATTCTGATATATTTAAAGGTTTATCTGCCATTGTTTACCTCATTCTCAAAACTTATGTCTGTACCGTGATCTTTTTCTTTTTTATAAGTTCTTTTAGAATTCTTTTTCTTTTTACATTGACAACGTGGTCCGGCTAGTTTGTTAGCTATCCATTCACACGTATTGTCTAAAAGACCACAAAATTTTAAAATATATTTATCAATCATTAGTTATATGTATATCCTGTGTTTCCTGATTCTAATTTTTCAAATAATTTTTTATGTTGGTCCATGATCTCTTCATCAGAGTCGACCATCTTGTCCATCTTCTCGTCTAACATCTGTACTCTAAATTCTAATTGATCAATTTGATTTTCAAGGACTGCTTGAGTTGTAGATAATTCAAATGTTCTAGATAGACTCCAGCCTCCTAATGCAATCAGGAGTCCGACTAATAAAGTTAAAATTTTTTCCATCATTTAGGTACCGTACCCCGGCTGCATAAAAAGAGCCATTAGGACAAGTAATGTAATTAATATTCCTGTGAAATAATAATTCATTTCCGGCCCCTCCGTTATCATAACTAGAATATAATAGCCCCTAACACAAAACCGACTGCAGCACAGATTATCTCTGTTCTGTAGTGTAATTGCCAGACCATAAATTTATCTTTGTATTTATTTATCATCGTTTTCCTCCAATTCTCTAAGCTGATAATCATATGAGCCTTCTTCATGCTCATCTGTTATCCATTTAGATGTTTTTTCGACTGACCATGTTTTACTAGTTACTAGCCTGTTAATCAAGGTTTTTGATGGGTCATTACCCATTGATGGATCAAAGACTCTTAGCCTATTATTGGGCTGTATTGCATAGTTTCCATCATCTAATTCAATTACATGGCCACATTTATGTTGATCAGGTTTTTCTGAATAACCAAAATTTAATTCATTAAAGTCTCCACCGCACCAATCAATAGTAAATAAGTATGTTCCTTCTCTATGTTTTTTACGTCGTGAGATATATTTCATTTTGGATCCAGCTAATTCATAAAAAGTTGTGACAGCTACATTATAACTAAAACAATCCCACATCATTAATTCATCTAATGGTAGTTCTTTTACATTGGGTTTCTTACAAAAAGCTGAGATAGGTGCTCGCCACCATATGCCGCCATCTTCCATCATAAAATGAAACAACGGTACTGAGTTTGGAATAGAACTAAAACCAAATATTGTGCACGTAAAATATTTATCGTGCGAATCTTTTTGATCTCTTAAGTAGTTACCTCTGACGTAACACTCTATTACAGGTATGTTTGCATTAAGATAAGCCATTAGTCATTTATACTTCCCCAGTTTTTACCATGCTCATAATCTACTTTGTTTGGAACTTCAAGAGAAACCGCACCCTCCATTATCTCAACAATTTTTTTAGCTTGTTCATCGCTTTCTATCGATAGACATAACTCATCATGTATTTGTATATGTGCGACAATTCCTTCTTTGTATAATTCTAACATAGATTTTTTTGTCATGTCAGCTGCACTACCTTGTATTAATTTATTTAATGCTTTGTATGTGTATGCTCTCTTGATCCCTGGTCCATGTTCCGCTAACGCATCTTCATGACTCATTGCTTTGTGCATACCAAAACTGTTTGGTTCCCATAGATGAAACCTACATAGTCTGCCAAGTAAAGTTCTTATCTGACCTCTGTCTTGCGCTCTATTAGATGCTTTATCCATAAGTTGTTTAACGAAAGGTACCTTCGCGTGATATGTGTTAAATAATTCTGCAGCTTTGTCTTTACTAACACCCAACTCTGCCTGAAGTTTAGCTTTACCCATACCATAAAACAATCCTAAGTTAATTGTCTTAGCTTGTGTTCTAGGTATCTCTGCCATGTCTGCTACAGTCTGGTGAAAGTCTGCGTTAGGATCTGATTCATAAGAATCAACTACATCATAAACTGACGGTAATTTATATAATGCTGCGTAATGTACCACCAGTCTAGGCTCTTGCTGAGAATAGTCAAAACAACCCCATGTATGGCCTTCCTCAGGTATAAATAATGATCTTATCTTAGGACCTAAGTCTTTATTACGTGCTGGAATCTGTTGTAGATTAGGATTCTGATATGAGAATCTTCCAGTTACTGTGCCACCACCTGCATTTCTTAATTGGTTTATCTCTGCATGGATTCTACCTTTATGTTCGTATCTTAAAATAGAGTCTATAAATGTTGTGTGGGCCTTATTAACTTCTCTTGCTTTTGCAATCATATTAACAACAGGATGTTTATGTTCTTGTAAAAAGTTTTTTGTAAAAGATGGAGCCTGTGTTTTTTCTGTTCTCTCAAATGGTATCTTTAAGTTTTCAAATACATCTGCTATACTACTTGCCGCCCATATCTGTGGACGTACATTTGTTTCTTTTTCAATTTCATTCAACAGTAAATTTTCCTCACCTATCAACGTTTTTTTAAGCTCGTGTGCTTTTTCCACATCCACTCTCACGCCTTTAAATCGCATGTCAACAAGACAAGGAAATAAATCTGTTTCTAATTCCATAATTGATTGAAGGTCTTGTGAAATAATTTCTTTTTTCATTTCCTGCCACAGACCATATGTTGCTTCTGCATCTCGTTCAGCATAAGTACCAACATTTAGTGATGGTAATTTATACATTTCTGATTTTGGATCTATACCCCACTCAGCAGCTGCTTCTGCAAGTGCTGCTTCGTTCTTACCAAAACCTAAATACTTCCAGGACAAACTATTAAGATCATATCTAAATCTATTTTCATCAGTCACAGCTGCAGCTATCATTGTATCAACAATCATACCATTGATTGTTAAACCCATAGCTCTAATCCAACACACATCGTACATTGCATTGTGAAATATTTTTGTAGAATCTGTTTTAAGAATATCTTGAAACCATTCTAAAACTTTTTTACGATCCATGTTGCCACCACCTTCGTGTGCAATAGGAAAGTATCCTTTGTAATGTGCGGTAGCTACAGCAATTCCTATAACTTCTCCATTACCTATTATAGATCCAGATCCTCTTTTAATTAAGTCCGGGTCTCTTGTTTCTAAGTCAATTGCAATTTCGTCAACCTGTCTCAGGTCAGGAAATTCTGTGGGTATTACCCATTCTGTTTGTGCGCTAAATGTAGGTATTTTCATATTATTAAATAACAAAGAATTAATAAACAAGTAAACAAACCCATGTAGGCTGGTATATGATTATTTGGTTCCATAGTCCCTTTCGATTATCATTTCTATAAAATGTATTGCTTTATCCAAGTCTTGTTTCTTTCCTTTCAGCCGGTGACGACATATATATTTTATAGCACATCCTTCAGGAAATAAAAGCTCATTCTCCACTACAAACTTACTTGGTTGAATTTTAAATTTTTGGTAATGGGATCCTCCGTGTTGCTTATCCCAAACTTTCGATGTCATAACCTTTGTCCTCCTGTTTAGCTGTTAGTATATATAAATTTTGTTTAGTACGTGTAACGCCGACGTACCAAACTCTGTGTTCTTCATCGTGCTTGTCCACACTTTTATCTACGGCGTCTCTTATTTTTTTTGTATTATCTAAAATTAATAAAACGTTTGTAGCCTCACCACCTTTAGCTGCATGTATTGTAGATAGTCTTACTCTTGCAGGTTTAGATAATTGTTCTTCACTCCGTAACATTTCTCGGATGTACAAACATTCTTCATAGTCTTGTGTAAATACTTCGTACCACTCATTTGATTTATCTAAATCAAACTCTGCTAAGTCATACATTTTTTCTTCTGTAGGAAATGGATCTGGATTTTGTCCTGTCTGTTCTAAAACATCTTTTACTTCAGAAAGAGATAGTGAATCTCCTTTTTGCCATCTGATGTAATGTTTTATTGCTGTATACAATCTTGTTTTATAACTCTTTCTACCTTTTATTTCAAAGTAAATCGCCATATCTTTTAGAGTAGACTTTAATCTATTTAATTTGTCATTTGTTCTGGCTAACACCAACCAATCACCTTCATGTAAAGGTGCGTCTTCGATGGTTGTTATATGTTCCACGGTCCCTGATTCCGGACGCGGTGCCCATAGTTTTCTAATACGTCTATCATCTGGTATTCGACTTAATATCTGATCAGCAATAAATTGTACTTGTTGTGGTACTCTGTAAGATTGTGGCAAGATTATGTTTTTTGCAGGCTCGTCCTGAAATCGTTGCACATCTGCACCGGCCCAACCATAAATAGCTTGATCATCATCACCGGCTAATATAACATGTTTAGAGTTTTTCTTCAGTATATCGTACATTTTCCACTGTATTGGCGATAAATCTTGTGCTTCATCTATAAATATTACATCATATTTCGGACACAATTCCGCCACATTAAATTTTTCGATCATGTCTGTGAAGTCTACCAAGCCGTAGGCCTGTTTATAATTATCTACTTCATCTTTTAAAATTTGTAATTGGTGTTTATCAATATCTTCTGAGTACATATCTGTATTGTACTCTTCTTCTATAGTTACGTTCTTGATCCTAGCTGCATTAATAATATTAAAGTATTCGCTATCAGAGTCCACAAATCCTGTCTTCTCTTCTCCATTAGAATAAACTGTAACTTCTATTCCTAGTTTACGACCTATGTCCTGGTAGTGTTCGTCCTGCATCACATTACTTTTCTTCATACCTAATTGTGTAAAAGCCAATGAGTGTAACGTTCTAAAATGTTTTAAATCTTTTTTCTCAAACGCTGTATGATAATCCAACATTCTATCTACCGCTTCACCTGCAGCTTTCTTTGTGAATGCAAAGTATCCTATCTTCTCAAGAGGTGTTCCTAGTTTTAAAAATGTCTTAACATATTTTAATAACTTTGTTGTCTTACCTGTACCTGGAGGACCCAATATTTTTCTAACAGTCACTTATCTACCTTTCCATTGTAATTTAGACCAAGCTTCATTCCAACTCTTATCAATAAATTGATAATGAGGATCACCATCATTATATTGACTGTCTCTAAATAAATAAGTTTTACCACCGTCTCCTGATATACGGCAATGCCAACCACCCATGTGGTCCATAAAACCAATTTGTTTTCCATCATCTGCAATAGAAAACACACATTCAGCACACTCATAACCTTGTAACTCAACTGGATCTCTGCCTTCTTCCCAAAATGCATCACGAACATACAGAAGACCCATTCTACTTTGGCCGTCTAATTGTAAATTAGATCCTAAAATTAATAATTCGTAAGGTAAATTTTTAATACCTGATTCTTCTATTCTTTTTTTGTCAGGGTTCTTGTCCCAATCTTCTACGTTATCAATTGGTTTAACATCTACTAAAATTTTTTTATTTTTACCTATAATTAAAAAGTCAGGTATCCAATTACTCAAACCTTCAATTTCAGGCTCATATATTATATTCCAACCCAATCTTTTCATAAAAATATACCATCTTGCTTCCAGTTTACTTCTGAAATTTATTCCATTGTACTCTACTGCTTTTGCTTTCATTTATTTTCTCCTTTTATTATATGCTTTATTATAGTAGTTGCAGGATTAAA